ACTGCTACATATGCGTAGTCACCGATGGATCCAATATTATTTTTTGGTTGATTACCTGAAAGTAAACTAGTATCTGTAATAACTGTCGGAACTTTATTAACAAATTTTTGTCCGCTACTAGCAGTAATAGGATTGCCGTTCCACTCGAAGATACCAAATGTAGTATTAGCTACATCTAGCCAATGGGTGCCACCTGCTGGGTTAGCTGTTGGCTCTGTAGCACTTGCTGACAGCTCGTCTAAGTCTACGTCTGCACGTACAACATATGCACGATTGCTCACACCTAGTAAGCTATATGCAGCTTGTAGACCATATTCGTTCTGCTCGCCAGCATGAATAGGATTATTATTAGCGTCAGTTTTGAAAACTGGATCGCCGAAAGTATCAGCCAAATCTTTTTGGCTGGTTAATAGATAAACTTGTCCAGCATTAGCTTTCGTAGTGCCAGGAGCTGTGCCTGTGCCGCTACCGTTAGCTTTATCTTGGGCCGATGCTACAATAATTAAAGGTACTGTACCCGGCTCAGCTGGTGTGTAAAATGACTCGTCAATAACTTTGACTTCTACGCCTGGTGAACTTAATGCCATCTGGATTCTCCTTGGAGTTTTTTGTTCTACATATATTTATTGAGAAATACCAAAATTGGCTATTTATATAACCAAGAAAAGGGGCAGAAAAGGGCAGCAATAAATACTATTATGAATAGACCTTTATGTATTTGTGGTTTCAGACCTGCTGCGGTGAACTATATCAAGAATGGTAAAACTTATTATCGTAAAAAATGCGAAACATGTTTACGATACAATGGAACAACTGTTGGTATACCCAAATGGTTCAGAGAAGGTTATAGGCAAAAATTAAGTTGCGATAAATGCGGATTTAAAAGCAAATACAAAGAGCAATTCAATGTTTACCACATTGACGGCAATCTTAATAATTGCCGTACTGCTAATCTAAAGACGGTGTGTGCAAATTGTCAGCGAGTCCTACATAAAGAGCACGGTCAATGGCGTCAAGGGGATCTTCAACCTGATTTCTAAGCTGATTATATAAATCGTCTATAGTGCCGTCATTGTCAATTTCTAAATCTATTCCTTTGTTGCCTACCCAACTGCTCTCACTAGCATGAACTTTGGCTTGATCTAAACGCATTTTGCTAATAGCCCAAGTCATATTTGTAGGACCTTGATTAAAATTAATAGCATCTTGATACCACTCTGGATCGAGACCTCTTTTAATTCTAAAAACCTTGCCTCCAGAATTTTTAATTGCAGCTATTTCGTTAGGAAATCTTACATCAGTGATGACTACATTGTCGTTAGTTTTACGAATTTTATTCTCTAAACTAGCGATCCAAATGTCATTATGAAAACCGTTACGACAAACTTCCGTACCCCAGTGTTGAAGTATCCATCTAGGTGTGATAGGTTGGCCCAGACGTTCTGTCCACCAGTCGTCTTGCTGTTCTCGCCATTCTCTGCTTTCTTTAGTACGACCTTCTAAGAGGGTGCGGTCCCAGCCGAATACACAAGCAACTGCATCTTTAAGGGTAGATGCAAAGCTGTCTCTTCTAAAACCATGGAAATTTACAAGATAGTCCGCAGCAGTGTCTTTACCTGAACCGATGAATCCAACAAAACCAATAATCATAGTGTCTCCTAACACTATAATTTATTATAATTTTGTTACTATGTCAAGAAATTAGACGCCGTATTTGTTACGCTTTGGTTTAGCTACAGGACTTGTTGTGTTCACTATATCAATTTCTGAACTAGGTCCTTTGGCAACTATGGGAGTGCTTTTGATGCCTAGGTTTTTAGCAGCTCCATCCACTTTCTTAATTTCAGCATCGGTATACATCCAAACTGTGGGCATATCCTTAGCTGGTCCTTCTTTAGGTGCAGAATGTTCAGGCTCTCCTGCCATAGCAATACCGAATCTATACATTCCGTAATATTGATCTACATGCAATTGTTTTGCATATGAAGCTGCTTCCCTAGAAGTTTTAGATAATTTTTTTGCTGCATCTTCAGTAATAATTTCGTATATTTTCATATTAACCTATTACGAATGTATATCCAGTACCGCCTGGGATATAAAGTTCTAATTCTTTTTCTAATTTTTCTATTTCTTCTTTACCAGAGCTTTTTAAATCGGCTCCATTTAATTGTCCGCTGCCGCCTGGTCCGGCAATAGCTCCAAACTTACTACGTGCTTCCCCTAGCATTAATTTACAAGTTGCTAGAGTATAATCTTTGATCCACTGATTAGCATAAAGATCTTGAATAATAACATAATCAGGACGTTTATTTTGACAGCGTAACATTAAAACTTCGCCCTCTGTAAAAGGACGCTGTAAAATACGTAAGGTTCTACTGTACTGAATCCATTGAAATTCTATATAACTTCCGAATATTTTACCTACCATTTCTTGATAACTGGCAAACATATAATATGTTGCAATACCACCTAACATAGTACTGTTTAACAAATATGTATTTGTATATGCTAAGTTAAAAGGTTCAAAATTAGTACCAGTTCCGCCACCAGTTCTTGATCCTAATGTACGCCTAAAAACACTCTGTACATTGATAATTTCTTCTGGTAAAATATAATCGTTTTTGTCTTTTTCTAGGGTAAGAAATGTATAACTTTCTTCTACACTATTAGGACTACGCTGTTTAAATTTATTAAGAGCTTTGTCTAGAGCTACTTCGTAATGTGCTGGATCTAGTTCAACATCAATCATTCCATCGCCCAACATTAGTCTAACATAATCAAACACTGTTTGTTTAACTTGTTGCGGATTGTTAGGTAAATTGGTTTCATTAACAGCCATAGCGATCTCCCACACTTATTTATCGCTAAATATTGTACTATGCCACGTATATCACTTTACCGCCCCGAAAAAGGGCAAGATTACAAATTTATAGATCGCCAAGTCAGTGAAATGTTCACAGTTGGCGGAACGGACGTCTATCTGCACAAGTATCTTGGGCCAAAAAACCCTAGTGACGAAAATGCAACAGCAGATCAGCCCCAATATGATATTCTAAAAGAAACTAATATACAAGATTTACTATTTTTAGAAAATCGAGATAGAAAATACAGCGAAGATATTTACAGAATACGCGGGCATTATCAAGTTCAGGACATTGATTTTAATCTAAGCCAATTTGGTCTGTTTTTAGACAACGATATGGTTTATATGACTGTACATATAAACGACTTTGTAACTGTAGTGGGCAGAAAACCCTTAGCAGGTGATGTATTAGAATTACCTCATTTAAAAGACGAATATGCCTTGAACGAATTTGACACAGCATTGCCTAGATATTTTGTTATTGAAGATGTCGGCAGAGCCGCTGAAGGATTTAGTGTAACGTGGTGGCCACATCTTTATAGATTAAAGCTTAAAAAAATAGCAGATTCTCAACAATATGCAGATATTTTAAATCGACCATCTGACGAGGATGCAAATTTTACTGGCGAGTACGATCCTAATAGGACATATAATCCAGGCGAAATTGTAAAATATCAAGGAATTTTATATACTGTGACTGCTACAACCACAGGCAATGTTCCACCAAATACTAGTTATTATAGTGTTTATAACGGTAATACAATTCAAGATATTCTAAGCACTTATAATAAGAGTTTGGAAATTAATGATGCAATTGTTAATCAAGCAGAAGCTGAGACTCCACTAAGCGGTTATGCAACTGAACAGTTTTATACTCTTGCAGTAGACGAAACAACTGGGAGACCTGCACTAAAAACTGTAGACGAAACAGAACCAGATGCTAGTATGACAGGGTTAGATGTTAGTAGAATTCATGAACGTCCTAAGAGATCGGGATACACTGGTTATCTTTTAGGAGATGGTATACCAGAAAACGGTGTTGATTTTGGTCACGGTATCGCATTTCCAGCAAATGCCGTCGATGGAGATTACTTTTTAAGAACAGATTTCATGCCAAACAGATTATTCAAATTTAATGGAACAACTTGGGTTAAGAGAGAAGATGCTGTACGTCATACTTTAACTAATACTGATACAAGAAATACTCAAAAAACAGGATTTATCAATAACACTAACACAACTACTGTGGCAGGTGACGAGATTGCAGAACGTCAGAGTTTAAGTAAAGCTCTAAAACCTAGAGCAGACTTGTAAGGAAAAACATGCAACATTTTTATGACGGCCAGATAAGAAGATACTTAATACAAGTTATTAGATTATTAAGTAACTTCACTGTAAAATACAGCGATGGAACTTTAGCTAGAGTACCTGTTGTCTATGGAGATTCTGATAGACAAGCTGCTAATATCGTAAATCAAAATAGTGAAAACACATTATCTAGTACTCCTAAAATAGCTGTATACATTGCAGATTTAGATTTAGATAGAAATAGGTTGGGTGATGCTACCTATGTAGGCAAAGTTCATGTAAGAGAAAGAGATATAGAAGGAAATAATTATACTAGTAGTCAAGGTACAAACTATACTGTAGAAAGACTGATGCCTACTCCTTATAATTTAAGTCTTAAAGTTGATATATGGAGTAGTAGCACTGAACAAAAGTTACAAATTTTAGAACAAATCTTAACACTGTTTAATCCAAGTTTAGAAATACAAAGCACAGATAATTACCTTGACTGGACTAGCCTTACAGTTGTAGAACTTGATGATGTAACTTTTAGTAGCAGATCTATTCCCCAAGGAAACAATATTAGTATTGATATTGCTACTATTAATTTAAAAACACCAATATATCTAACTCCTCCTGCTAAAGTTAAAAAACTTGG